CGCGGATGTCATCCATCGTAAATTCAGGCGTGGCGTACTCTGTTCCCACCATAAAATTCTTTGGGTCAAGCGGGTCAGGAGTAACCGCACCACCCTCCTCATAGCCACGAGGAACAACTGCCCCTTGTTGAGTATATGTCACGCCGGGGATGTTCTGGATATAGTATTTTCTAGGATCAGCCTTCATCAGTTCCGCGGACGACGGCCCCCAGAACTTGTCCAAATCTACCTGTGGATTATCTTGGTTGAAACCGCCCGTCAAGCCCATAACACCAAGACCTGCAGCTACGCCGGGACCATAAGTGCGCAACATGCCCGGGGTCATGCTCTTCTCTACCATTGAGTAGGCTTTGTCCGCAGAAATCCCTTGAGAGGTCAAATCCTTATACTGCTGTGATCCCATGATTGCAGAAGAATCAGGGGTGCCCGGCATGAACAGATCGCCAGCACCTTTACTGAATTTATCCCAGTTGGTACCTTTTATCCCCTCATACATTTCCGACATCGAGTCGCGCACAGTAGGAACTCCGCCAGAAACTGCAGGAGTAGTTGCACTTATTGACTCTATTCTTGGAACAGAGGAGGCATTTGAGCGTAGGTCTTGAACTCCCAAAGCGTTAGCTGGGGCACGTAATCCAGTACCCGTACTAGCACTAGAAATAGCAGGCGTTTCAATCGACCTGATCCCTGCACCGGCTGTTTGGTAACTTGTCTCACCAATAGGAGCAGTGGTAGGGGCCAATGATCCGCCAACCGCGGATGACGGACCGGCTGCGGTGAAATCTCGAGCTTGTGCGGTTACCCCGGGCATGGAGGCAGGAGTAGGAGTAGGAGTCCCGGCCATACCAGTGAAGGTAGGTCGTGCGGGAGGCGTGCCGCTAAGGCCCGCCACATCTGGTTGACCGAAGACCTTAGGAGGAGGGAATCGATCCTCAATAGGAATCGGCCCTTCGCCACGCATTTCTCTTCCCGTGACATCCGTTGTCAAACCTAACGACTTCATTGGGCTAGGGAAAGCATTTGCAGCTTGCTGTGCTCCGTAACTCAATGCGGCATTAGTCAGCCCTGACTTGACTGAATCAGACAAGCTCTTACCAGTAATCAACCCAACACCAGTTCCCACAATGGTGGAGGCCAAGCCTTGGCGCACTGCAGCGTTTGCTGCCTGTGGAAGAATGGCCGAAGCCGCTGTATTAGCTATGCCCGACAATGGGCTAGTAGGTCCGGACAACCAAGCGGTGCCCGCACTAATCATAGCCGTTTTTAGATTTTCCCCAGAAGCCAAAGAAATTACGGCAGAGGCTGCGGGATAACCAATGAAGGTAGATAAGGCAATAGTACTAATAAACCGGCCAATAGGGTTTTTTAGGACGCTCTTAACGGCTCCCGATACCGCCTTCCATGCGCCTTTAACGGCCCCTACAATAGAGCCCCAAAGACCAAATTCAGGCAATCCTGTATCAGGGTTAATCGTACCTACGCCGCCTCTTTTACGTAGCATACGTGCTTCGGCAGGCGTAATGTGCGCTAATTGCGTATCTTGACCACGGCCTTTAGATGCCAATAAGTGGGCTGCTTCTGCAATACCGCCCCGAGCAAATTGTTGGGGAGCCGTACCAGCAGATGCACTGCGGATTCTAATTGCCTCTAGTATTACAATACCAATAGTGGAAAAATACTCGGGATCGTATTCAGGAGGGAGGTCTTCCTCAGTCATTCCTTCCGCAATAAGCTTTTTACGGATTTCAGGATATTGCTCTTCATTATCCTGAAGATATTGGATAAGCTGAAGGAATTGATCTAATTGTGTGTCGGATAACTGATCCAACATAGGCATCAATTGATCCATAATCTGCTGGAACTGCGCCGCAGCCTCTGGCTGTGCATTTTGCAGCGAGGTCCGCGCAACGTCGTACGAATCAGTCAGCGTTAATTGGGGTCTTTCGGCGGCTTGCGGCTCGTTAGGGAGAGCCATAATGCCTTCAGGAGTTTGTGCCATTTTGTTCTCCGGCTAATTAGCCTAAATATTTGACAAATCGTATCAGTTTGGGGCTTATTTTTCCAGCTTATTGCGTCAAGTCGTATAGCCCGATCATTCCCCACGAATCGCCAGTGGGTGTAGCATCTAGTGTTCTAATTGCCAGTGTAAAAACATCGCTTACCCCCGCAATGCTGGCACCTAACTGCAAATCCCAGTTGTACCCCGGTTGTACTTCCCCGGCAGAGCGGCTCTGGCTAGTAGAAGACACATACTCATGCGTCATGACTTCGCCCCCTGTTAACGCTGTGGCTGTTTGGTCGTACTCTACATTAGAGTCGCTAATAACGGGTACATACGAAGCCCCTGTTAGGGTAGCGTTTTTAAGTAAAACAACTTCGTAATACTGAGTAACGGTAGGCATAACTTGCGCCCTACTGACTAGTACCACCGCCCCTTCTCGCCCCGCAGCAAGACGTACTGATATAAGCGGGACAAAGGTAGTACTAAAACCAGTAAGCTTAGTTGTTCTCGACGCTACGTGCTCACTGGATGTCTGCTCGTATCCGCCCATACTAATAACGGAGGAGCAAATCTGTTTTAAGGCCGAAGCAGACGCAGTAGTCCCTGTATTAGTAATTTCGTACCGAACTGGCAGAATAGCCGTGGTCATATACACAGCAGTTTGAATATTGTCGTTATGGAAGATGTGGCAGATCTGTGGCTGGCCATCTACAAAAAATCCGCACCGCACATCTCCTACGCCTAGCCATTCAAAATCCATGTACAAAATCTGAGTTTTAGTCAAATCCAGTGTACGGCCACTAGGGCCGGTGCCATCCATCGGGTCTACGTTCCATTCTGCTCGAGGAACAGTACGTACGTCGCTAGGAGTACCGGGAGTAGGAAGCGAACTAGATCGTAAAACAAAAGAAACATCAGCATTCCGTTGTAGGAACACTCCATTATCTTCATTAAAATAACCTACTCGCTGACGTAGATTTGTTTTAGCTTCCCCAAATAAAAAGGTAGCAAGTACTGTCAAGCCTTTGCCCGGTTGATATGGGAAGCTACGAAACGTCTGCCGTACTACTTCGGATCCACTAGTCGTTGTGACGTTCATCTGCACGGTGGATTCATTAGGTAAGTACGTAGTAGTACCGCCCGTTGCCGTGCTTGTGTCAAACTGGTTATCTGGTGCAAATCTGTTTTGACTGTCAAATAGCGTGAATGGCGTAGTTGTGACCAAGCGTCCAAATGCGTCTAAGGCATTATCAGGGAACGTAATCGGCAAAGAAGAAGTACTCGCCATAAGCTGACCTATTAGGTTATCTATCTGATTAAAATACAGTCTAAGAATATTGTTGAGTTGATTGTGATATTCCCGATCATAATCAGTCGGAGCAAAGGGCAAAGCAGGTGATCGCGTACGCGTTAGCTCCAGCGATTCCGTCGTAATGATCTGCGTACTCATCTCCGTCCATCCGCTCTGATATCGATCCGCGGTGCGCCAATCTGCCATGTCGTACCGAGATCCACGGACTCAATCTTGAAGATCATCTGACGACCACGCACGCGCGTGTATATCTGGCCAGTGAATTCCTCAGTAATGTTATAGCTAGTGGACTTGGTAACTGGTGCGCCAGCCGAGGTTCCTGCCCCCGAACCAGAGTTCTGCAAGGGGTACAAAGTCATCGTGACCTGCGCAGCATCTGCCGTGGAGCCAGAGAAGGTAAGGTCAGGCAATACGCGCCACACAAAACCAAAGTTATGGCCCTCACCAATATCGAATTCCGAAGAACTGATATAAGCGTTAATAGGTGCCGCGCTCCCCATTTCGAGGTCGTCGATCCCATCTTCATGGTTGACCAGAAGACTGTTATACGTAGCTGCAATAGGATAGGACAACAAGCCAGAATCCAACCAAGCTGTACGACCCATTGTGCCGTAATACCATGTCTTCTCGAGATAGTTATAGACCACGTAGCGATCATTCACCAAGCTATCTCTGGAGCAATAGAACCACCAAATCTCGTTAAACCCTTCGTTGGTTCCTGCATACACCTGTTGCCGCTGAAGGATATTAAAATCTTGGAAAACATATCGGCGCAAATCGCAACTCAATGTCTGCACGCGGCCATCGTACATATAGAACTTATCCACACCCATCCAGAACAGCACGCCAGAAGCCAGAGCGACAGCATTGGGCCCCATGATGGATGTGTTATCCCCCAGCAGTTCCGTTCTCCAAACATAAGGAGGGCCTAGATACTGAAGGGAATAAACAGCCTGATCGGTAAACGTCACGATCTCTTGGCGCGTCTGGATTGCCGTCACAATCGAAGACCCATGGGACAACCGAATACTGCCCGCCTGATTCGTAGCGGCAGGAGCCCATACGTAAGGATTTTCTTGCTCTGACCAACGAATCAACATTGGATCAAGCGCCGTTGACCCATAGTCATTAGTACCAAACACAAGAATGAACCGCGAAGCGTCAGAAACAATCAATGAATTCTGGTAAAGCGGCGTACTAGAATCGCCTACGCTGGCTAAATTAATACCCCGTTGCGATACATACTGTAGGCCAGACTGCGTGCCAGAAGTAGTAATAGATGCCCCGCCCAAAGTGGCAGATAACTCAAACGTATTGCCTGTGGAATTGACAACAAAGTACGTAGTACCCACCGTCAAACCAGTAGGTAATGCGCCTGTAGATATTAAAGAAATTGCTGTACCGTCGGCGATAAAGAAATCAGTAGGAAGAGTAATAATGCCCGGAGCAGCAATACTGATTGTCATCTGGATGGGACTTAGCCCCACACTGGAGTTCCAGTAATAAAGACCCGCGCCCCGCGGACCGTAAACCAGATCCTCGCCAAAGTTGTAGTTGCTCCACAACTGCATGGCATCAGAAGTAGGTTGGCCAATGCCCCATGTGCCTAACCCCCACCCACCAGAGCCCCAACCAGTTAGCGGTACTTGATAAGAGGGGCCTGTATTTGTTTCATATTGCGTGACTACCGAACCGCCGCCGGGAGAACCAGACACATCAGTCGCATTGGCTAGGGCAGAGACAGTAATGTTGTAATTATCGTCGTCAATTACACTGACTTGGAAGGTGCCTGTCAGAACGCCCGCCGTGATATTTCCACCAAGGCCCACGATCCCCGCACCGCTGTACGTGACAAAATCTCCAGTTACGCAACCGTGATTTACTTCGTACACCACCAAAACATCTGATCCGTCAAACGCGATAAACGGATCGGTCAACACGACTGTCTCGCGGATAGGCGTAATATCGTAAAAAACACTACCTTGATTGATGTAGTATTTTAAATTAGTACCCGTACCAATAAGATTTTCCCCGGCCAACGTGGACCAATTCCACAACGCACGGCATATCCCAAGGAAAGTATCTGAGCTATAGGGGGTCCAACCACCAATCTTTTCAGGATTGCCTTGGCGAAAACGTACCTTGTCGCACTCATACCAACCGCCTTCCGTGGTGTACCGCGTGTTCTCGCGGTTAACCCCGGGCTTAAATACTATTTTCGATAATGGCATTTTTCACCTACTTAGGTACAGTGCGCGTTCGTCGTTCCGTCGATTGACCAGACCTTTTAGAACTTTTCCACCAGCTTTGGTGTACTTTAAGAATTCTTGCGCGGCACCTTGATAGTCCCCGCGATTGTGCTTCTGTCTAAGCGTGCTTCGTTGTAACGTACCTAATCCTAGGTTGAAACTGAAGCTAACCAATGCATCAAGCTGCCCTTGAGAAGTAATAACAGGACAATACTTGGATACGCCTCGGATAAAACGCTCAAGATCTTTAGCAAGTATGGCATCTGCTTCTTGTATTGTAAATTGTCTATTCCAACCTTCCGGTATCGGCAGGGACTTTCTCTGCTCCAACGGAACTCTGGCGTGGTTCGGATCGCACACATGCCCAACAAGGCATGTCCACAAAAGTGCGGGGCAACGGTAAGGGCGGAGCCTGATGCCCTCGTGGTGCCGAATCATTTTCAAGCATTGTGGGCTGACGATCATTTTCCAAAGGCCCGTCCACCGAAATGGAATGCGATTATTGAGGCAAACAGGGCTTGTGTCTCGTCATCCCAAAGCTGATCAGCAAGGATGTTAAACGATACATTATTGTTAATTCCGTGGATATACAGACCAACGTCAATGGCCACAAGCAGGAAGAAGAAACCGAAGGTAATAATGGGTCGCACGCCTGCGCGGAGGTTCTTCATCCAGACGCTTGTTCCCTCATTTAGGCTCGCATCATGCGCATAAATTGCCTGCATTTCAGCCTGCTGGGCACCAATTAGAGCCTGCTGAGTATCCGCAGAAGATTGGATTTTGATTTCATCGAGCTTGATTTCTTCTACTTTTGCCTGCCCTGCATAGCCTGCCGCAGCTAGTTGAAGCTCACGTTCCGTCTGCATAGCGGCCATTTTCAACTCATGACCTTTATCTGCCCGATCTTGAAAAAAGTCCAAAATCTTAGGCAAACCGCCCATCAGGAAACTTATTAGCGTAGAAAGTAATGTCAGCATTATTCGTCGTTCCCGTGTTTAAACATCCACCATATTGCGTACATGATAAAACTACTGATCGCCACCCCAAAAACTACCGCCAGCCACTCTTGGATATTTTGAATGCGCTGCTCCTTCTTGCGCTCAATCTCGCGCAGGCGCATACGCTCCAGCCTAGCTTCTTCTTCAATCGCGTCCCGCCGCTCTTGGATAATCTGGTCGCGGCGCAGGCACATCTCTTCGTACAAGCCCGATTCGTTACCCGAGCCATAAATCAATGCTTCCCGTAACTCCACTTCCATTTTGAACATTTGGCGCGACGCAAACATCGCATCAAGAGCCTCGGCAGTAGCGTCCTTTTGTACTGGTTTGCCTAGCTTCTTGTCGTGCTCCTGCTGAACTACCGCCGCTTGAATCTCACCTTGCGCGGTAAAGAATGCACTAATGTCGTGATAACACTCCTGCACTTCCTTACCTAGCGCAATGGCTTCCTTCACCCCAGCAACAGCCGCTTTGGCTACTGCAAATGCCGCACCGATTGTTATTGGGTCCATATTTCATCTTTACGCAATTGCCAAGAATATGTAATTGCCTCCCACCGCATTGAGATCTGCTGGCGCTGTTGCAGTTACTTTAAAGCCAGTTGTATCAGTATCAACATAGTTGGTTCCCGTGTTTTCAGCCGTCGTATCGTTAATAAGCAGATACGGATCATTACCCGACGACATACCTCGAGCCGAATCATATACCCACCAACTACTGCCCGCAGCGTTTGTGCGTTTGATTAGCACGAACCGCGCTCCGCTAGAAAATCCGCAATTAATGGTCTGCAACGCCGCTGTACCTGTGTAGCTACCTACTTTAGACACGCCAGCTACTGTCGCAAATAAGTAGGCTACGTAAGTGAATGATGGGTCATTTACTTCAACATAAGTTCCACCCACACTAAATAACGTACTAGTCATTTGCGGAAGTCCGGGGGGATAAGACCAATAATTGCTGGCTGCACTAGCAATAGCGGTGTTAAATTCAAGGTACTTGGTATTAACATTATTATATGTTCCATCCATGTACGCACACCAAACAGGCCAATTGTTAGTTGTATTTCTAGATCTAATAATTATTAATTCTGGTGCAACACCAAGATTGTGGGTTTTCGTATTTGTGGAAGTAGCGCCCCCGGCTCCCTTATAGCAAACCTCATCAAAGAAACCCGGTGCGCGTTTAAAGGCATAGGCTAGTTGAGAGGTACTTGCTTGGTTTAACTGCCTGATCGTATCGTTACCTACCCCAAACCCGTTCATTGCAGAAAATGGATTTCCATATCCTAGTGTTGGGGTCATGAATGAATCAGGATCTGTATTTTCTGCAGTGGTATTTGCCGTGGCCAGACTTCCATTGCCTCTTAATCTATCTGCTACATAAAATGCCCCGGCTGAACTTGCTGTGCGAATACGCGCCATTGTCATATCGGTGACAATTCCAGTATTAACCAATCTGTTATCTACGTTTGTTCCTGTATAAGTGATAGGCGCAAACACCGTCGTACCCAACGTAGGTACTTTCATCGGACCACGACGGATGGCTAGGTAGATGTAGGTTACCCCATTTGCGTTTATTGATGCACCTGTTGCGTTTGTTTGAAAACCTGTTGAGTTAATATTTAAAAGGGTGTCTGCAACCTCTGCTGAATTAAGGTTTGAATATAATACGGAATTAGTAGTATTAAGTGCTAACCCACGCATATTGTCAAATATTGTCCAATTGGCAGCAGAGCCTGTAGCATTTTTTATTAAAATCCACTGAGGCTCGTACCCAAGCGTCACGGTGGGGCCTGCCGCAAGTCCATTACCCGTATAAGACCCACAACTAATTACATTATCCGTACCCGTCAGGCCAAAGCCACCTGCGTTATGGGCGAATAGGTAAGCTACGTAGGTAGCCCCCGCAGAAGTCAGTGTCGAGCCTACGGTGAAATCAGTAGACGATGTGGCGCTTACAACTGTGCCCGAAACCTGTGCGGCTGTTGTATTAAGAACTAGATAATTTCCAGTACCAGTACTACGGTGATAAACCCACCAATTTACAGCGTTAGTTGTATCCTTATTAATTATGAATCCCGGATCAGACCCGAGCGAATGAGGGATTGTCTGAGAGCTTAATCCATTCCCCGTCCAAGTCACCACATCAAAAAACTTAGGCTGTTCGCGGAATGTCCATGAGGACATAAATGAGCCAGATTGATTAACACCAGCTAAACTAGAAACCGCAAATCCTGATGAATTAAATGCGGTTAGTGAATTACTTGCGGGAGCTTGAATACCGGTTGTGTTAGATATTAAATAATTTTCTGCGCCACGGATGGTGTCAAAAAGGTAGTTATCACGCGCCACGTTTCGATTTTTAATCCAAACCAACCCCCCCTTACCAGACAAGTTAATAGCATTAGTAATCGTCTGCGTAGCGCCGTTGCCCGTATACAGATACGTTGAGAACAGTTCTTCAATGTAATAAGGGGGAAGATTTCCCGCTGTTGGCCATAGCCCCTGCTTCTGCCAATAAGCTACTTGGTCCCGCGTCCACACACCGGGTGCGCTGTCGTATTCATACGGACCGGTAGGATCTACAGGTACAGGGCGAATTATTCCGGCGTTCCAATTAGAAATTCCCACGTTACACCCCTTGCGATTTTGTGTGCTTGTACTTAGTCATAGTTTACGCAATAGCCAAGAATATATAATTGCCGCCGTTAGCATTTAATGCTGCCGGTGCCGCTGCGGTTACTTTAAAGCCCGTAGTGTCGGTATCAACGTAGTTGGTGCCAGTTACCTCTGCCGCAGTGCTGTTGAGCAATAGGTATGGGTCAGTACCCGAAGATAGGCCACGAGTTGAATCCCATACATACCAATCACCCGTGGAGTCCGTACGCTTGATAAGCACGAACCTAGCGCCAGTAGTGAATCCGCAAGCTACCGTCTGTAATGCTCCAGTGCCTGTGTAGCTACCTACTTTAGAGACTCCGGCTACTGTGGCGAAGAGGTAGGAAACGTAATTAACGCCTGAATTATTTACATTATTGGATGTGCCAACGCTGAATACCGATGATGTTGGGTAAGTGCTATTCCAATAAGTTGCTCCGTTAGCTTTTGCAGCCGTGGTATTTAGGACAACATACTCGGCGTTGGAAATAGATGTTGAACCAACAGGCCACTCAGTTGGCCCATCTCTACTTTTTAGAATCCATAATTCAGGCACAGCAGCTAGGTTATGGCTGATTGTTCGCGCCACAGAATTACCCGTATAGCAAACCTCATCGAAGAAGCCCGGTGCACGACGGAAGGAATACAGTAGCGGGTAGTTACCTGCAACCCCTGCACCACCAGCGTAGATCACATTGTTATAACCGTTTGCGGTTATGGTGTCACCGGTTGTTGGTGTTGCTTCTGCGTTTGTTAGGTTCGTATAAATAGTAGGCGTGTAATATGCGCTTGTGAAACCACGCAGGCGATCAGATACAAACCAATTGGCGACCGTTGTACGGTCTTTAAACAAACCAAGGTCAGGGAATGTTAACGTGCTTGTTAGATCGCTTTGGGTCGTACTCGTATCAACCGAGAACACACTTGTACCCAACGTAGGCACTTTCATAGGTCCACGACGGATGGCTATGTAAACATAGGTAACGCCAGAAAGATTTCCAACATAATTTGCATCAAACTGGATGCCTGTCGCCGTTGGTTGGACTAAATTTGAATTTGAAGTATCTTCCGCGGTTGTCGTATTGGCAAACAAAAAAGCATCTACTCCGGCAGCGCCCCAGCCGCGCATAATGTCATTAATTGGCCAACTATAGCCAGCGGTTGAAACAGGTTTCGTCATAAACCATTGTGGTTCATAACCTAAAGTAATGGCGTTTCCTGCTGCACCCGTTCCGGTGTAGGTCCCGCAGCTAATCACATTGTCCGTTGCAGTCGGACCAAAACCACCTGCGTTGTGTGCGAATAAGTAGGCTACAAATGTTTGGCCAGAAATGTTGGAGTTTGAAACACCGTTTACGCAAAATGTCGTACTAGTCATTTGTCCAGAGCCATCTGAACTAAAGTCCCGCTCAAGACCAAAGACATTTGTCAGGTTCAAGTACCCGTTATAATCTGTTGCCCCACTGTTGTATGCGCGATGCCATACAGGCCAATTACTTGCCGTGCTAACACCTTTAACAATTACACATCCGGGAGCAGACCCAAGATTGTGAGCAATTTGACGATTATTAGTTCCATCACCCGTATAAGTCACAATATCAAAGAACTTGGGCTGTTCGCGGAATGCCCATGAAACAAATGTTGTACCACTACCATTAATTGCGCTTTCACTCCCCATTGTAAATCCGTTGCTATTGAACGAAGTAACTGAAGTGCTTTCTACAAATTGAGCAAGTGTTGAAGTGCTAGTTAAAGCTTGTGTTGCACCACGAGTGGTGTCAAAAAACCTATTGCCAATAGCAGAACTTCTACTTTTAAGAAGAACCAATCCGCCCTTATCAGCTAGATCAATTCCATTAGTGATCGTCTGCGTAGAAGCATTACCCGTATAGAGATACGTAGAGAACACGTCCTCAATGTAGGAAAATGGTCCGTTGATAGGCCATAACCCTTGAGCTTTAGCTTGTAATTGTTGTTGTAGCGTCCATACGCCAGAATAATTAGGCATTATCGAACCTCGATCCAAGAAGTTGTAGGCTCATCCCACTGTTCCGATTAGAAATGCCCATTTATGTAAGTCTCCGGTTTTTTGCTTTAACTGTAATTCACGCCATTGTAAACGCAAGCGAGGCCATAAACAGTTGCGCCCACACTGCTGCTAGTAGACAACACGGTACCACTCATGTTGTAAACCTTCAGCAATTTCGTTAGCGCATTTGAAAGAACTATTGCGTTGCCATTCGGGAAAATGCCAACATTAGTTGCGCCCGAATTAACCGCCCCGCTAATAGCAAAACTGGTGAACAAAGAGGCTGTCCCCGCGGTAGGATCTATATTGTAAATATAAGCGGTAGTTGCATTAGCAAACACTGCTCTGGTTCCGTCCCTAGTGATGGACGCGCTAACTGTTGTTGGCAAACCATCGCTGACTGAACCCTGACGCAAAATAGAATAAGAATTCGTGCTTGCTGTGTAAAGGATAATCGCGCTTGTGGCTCCAGAAACAACAATGATTTCGTTGGTGGGGGGATTCGTATAGCTGGTTGGATCATACGTGCGCTCTGAAGCATCCATGTTCCCCGAGCTTCCGCAGTTTATACTGCTGATATAGCTAGGCGCGGCAGTTCCGGCATAGCACCTCAAGTCGGTGTCGCTGTTAGCAATGTAAAATCTATTGTGTCCTGCTGCCGTTCTGACGTAGACCGTATTAACCGCCATACTTGTCCAAGTGTTGGCCGTAGAGGCTGAATAATAAGCGCCACCCGCCGCCTTTGAACTCACCACCACATAAGTGCCTCTGGAATTAACAGAAGGAGATCCACCAAGCGCATTTCCGCTAGTACCTATCGGTAAAGCGGCCTGCGAAGTCATCCCCCACGGAGTAGAAGCTAGATCAAACGTAGCGCATCGTAACGGAGAAGTCCAACCTGTTGAAATAACTTTGGTTCCTTGCCCGTTAGTGGCAATCCCTTCATAACTACCTGCAACCTCCGGGGAACCCGCAGGAACATAAGTGGCGCTGACATTTGTAAACGAAGCAGTTGCCACGTCATATGTGTAGGCTAGTACGCCTAGGGAACCAGCTAACGCGATGTACTGTGGCACAGCGATATTGGTGGCTGTGATGCTATTGCTCGCGGCTGAAGCGCGTCCTGCGCCGTTTGAGTTTGCTGCCGTAACTGTGAACGTGTATGAAGTCCCTAGTGTCAAACCCGTTACGGTTACAGGTGAAGAAGCCCCCGTTGCGGTGATCCCCCCGGGGCTAGAAATAACCGTATATTGAGTAATCGCAGAACCCCCTACATTACTTGGGGCAGTAAAAGTAACCGTCGCGTTAAGGTTTGAACCGGCGGTCGCCGTACCAATCGTAGGCGCATCAGGCACCTTCAACGGGTTATAGAACGCGGAGATAAACCCAGCTATGTAACGCATCGACATGACTATTACCTCTAGGAGTTGATCTCTTCCCAGCTTGCGGTAACGACAAGGTCGCCAGCCGTGCCAGCCGTTGCGCCAATAGACCTGTCTTCTAGCAAGTAAAAGCTCGTAGTCTTATCAGTTACGATCAGCGTAGCGTCGGCAGGCACAGAGATAGTAGAAACAATCGCCGTAGCTGTACCGCCCAGAGCCGCAGCGGAGTAAATGTTAATCGTTATATCAGCCGCCACAGTACCGTCAATATTAGCGACCGTGATCGAGTTGATCTTGTAGATCTTACCGCTTGCGGAGGCATTACTCGCAATTGACGTAGCAGATGTCGTGCTTAATGACGTAGTAGAGGTATTGCCGTAAATAGCGGCAACATTAACGATGTTCGGATTTGCCATATCAATTCCTTTTTATATAGCGAAGATTAAATCAAAAGCGATGGACTTACCAGCAGTAATGCCGATTGTGTCATTTGCAGCAATAGTAATTCCGCCATCGCCATTTGTGATGGTTACGTTAGAACCCGCGGTTAAGGTAGCTTTTGTTAAACCCCCCGCAGTATTACCAATCAGCAACTGTCCATTGGTATAGCTTGATTCCCCTGTGCCACCATTAGCTTCAGGCAAAACACCTGTTACGTCTGTAGTTAATGACACTGGATTACTGACAATCTTGACAAAGTCAGAACCATTCCATGCTACTAACGCTCTCGCTCCGGCAGGAATTGTTACCCCAGTTGTTGGACCCGCGCCGCGTAAAACGATAGATTGCGTACTGCCCGTGGCATTAATAACCAAATACGCCTTGGACTGAGCAGGAGCGGTAATGTTACGAGTAACCGTACCGCTAGCCGTCCAAAGAATAATCGCGTTACGCGCCTGATTAGCTGATCCATTTGTTGTGGTCAGCGTGACATCAGCATCAGCACTAAGTGTCGTGGTTCCCGCAACCGCTGAATCAAGCAGGTTGGTAATAGACGTATTGACCGTAGTACCCCAAATGCCAGACAAATCTCCGGTAGTGGGTAAGGCCAATCCTAGCAAAGGTGAGAAATTTGTGACTGCCATGTTATTTCCTTATAAGCCGCGCAAAATACCTATTGCCTGTACGTAAGACTTAGATGCCGCCGTACTTGTTTGGAATGTGGGCAATGCCCCTGCCCCGTTAGACGTTAAAACTTGCCCCGTGGTTCCCGGCCCCGCCGATGCTTGAAATGCGCCAGTTGAAGTGGTGCCAGTAAATACAATACTGTAAGCCGTCGTAGTTGATAACCCTGTGCCACCATAACTTACACCAATAGTATCGGCGTTCCAAGTGCCCGCAGTCAACGTCCCCACTGCGGTTACTTGAGTATATCCACCGATAAGTCTGCCAGAAGGCAACGTGCCGGAAGTGATATTGGCCGCATTAGTTGTATCGGTCGTGGCCGATGCCGCAAGCCCCGATACCGCACCAGAAGCGATGGCGATATTTGTATCAGTTACGCCTGTAAGTTGGCCTTGCGCGTTGACCGTGAAAACGGGTACTGCCGACGCAGAGCCATACGTATTAGCCGATACGGTCGTATTGGAAATATTGAACGTCGTAGCAGGGGAAAGGTTTAGCCCAGTACCGGCGCTGTAAACCTGCGCAGAACTAATCTGGGCAAACGTAATGTTTGTAATACCAAAGAAAATAGCGGCTGTTGTTGTGACAACGTAAGTCTCGCCCGCTCCCGTGTCCCCGTTGGTAACGAAGAAAGCGTCGTTATACCCCAAAGCGCTGGGGGTTCGCACCCCGTAGGTGTCAGCGTCCGTAGTACGAGTAAGTACCCAGTTTGTGCCTCCGGGATCGGGAGTGCCTACCGTGGTGACTTCATACACGCCGTTTTCAAACTGATTGGTTTGGTTGTACACCAAAACTCGCTTGCCAACCGTCATTAAAACGCCGTCAACAGTCAACGCCGCTTTAGTACCATTATTAGTAAGCGTAGCTCCTACACCATCGTTATATCTTGTGGGAATCGTTACGCTACCGTTTGTTAATCCGGTAATAACCGCACCACCGTAGGTTAACGAAATTTGACGAGCGGCTCCAACTTCTGCTACCACCCAATACTGCGTTCCAGCGACTAGGCCATTGCCAGTTGAGGTGAGAAGTTGATCCCCTACTGCTGGCGGCGCTCCAAAAAAGGTAAGGTCAGACCCATTTGCAATATCAATAATGTTGATATTTGTACCGCCATTGGCATATGTGGCGGTTAAATTTCCTGCGGTGTCTGGGGACTCCACATAAACAGGCTCATGGTACGAAATACCCTGCGTAACCAGACCGTCTACGTACTGCTTATTAGCAATGTCGGTATTACTCGTAGGAGTGGTAGAAACTGTTCCTGTGGTTAGCGCAGCAGAGGTAGTAAAAACAGAGTTAGCCGTCAACGCATCAAAAGCTTGCTGGACAGTATAAGTATTGGCCGAATTCTTATATACCGCACGTTCTGCTGGATAGGTAACAAATACTTCTTTATCCGCCGTGGTAAAGACGACTAACGAGCCTGCATTAGAAGAGGATAAAACCGTGTCGCGAGACAGTAAGGTGCCTGCTGCAGTATACGTACCAATGCCTACTTCCCACCCACCTGAAGCTTGTTCATAGATGGTGTAGTAGGTTGTATTGCTATTACCTATGGCTGAAAAAGATTGAAATCCTGCCGCGGCTCCAGTAAGCGTCAATGCTCCTGTGCCAGCAGTATTACTTCCTTCTTTTACGCGGTCTGCAAAAACAAGAGCCATTTTATCCTCTTACACGGTATCTATATTTTGCCAGTTTGCTGTTTGGTCATCGCTTATCAATCCCCAACTTATTGTTTGGTTATTACTTATTAATCCCCAACTTATTGTTTGATTGTCTGCAATAAGTTCCCAAAGTAGCATGCGGGAAGGTAGATCCTCTAAAACAATAGATTCAGTAAGCAGCGTATAAAAATCGATATTTCCAACTAAATTGGATGCTAAATTAGCCGCTTCGACCACAGATGCATTAAAGTCTGAAATGACCGTTATGGAATCCGTCCCTGTTGCAGCTTCTTCTACCACCAAGTTAAAATCGCCTTGTGCCCCTAATGCTTCTATCATAGAAGCTACTTCGCTTACCCCTACGTTAATAGAGCGAATAACAGTAATCGCCTCTGAAAACGTACTTGATTCGGCTACAGTGGCCACTGCTGATAAAACGGGAGAGAAAGACGCAGCTACAGTAGTAGCTTCTGCTATCTCAAGCAAAATAGCTGCCCCGCCGGTATCAGCAAAAGGAGCAGCAGCAATGGCCGAAAAACCGAACATTAGGAGGCAGTCGCAGAGAAGGTGTAGGTCACGTTCAGTGTATCGCCACTAACCACGCCGCGGTCACCAACAGTAAAGTTACCCACCGAAAACAAGGTGCCAGTAGTACCACTCTTAGTGTTCTCTGTTGTAATAAACGCTCCCGCAATATCGGCTGTGGCATTCATTGAAAATACTGCAGCAGAAGTAGCAATAACTGATGGATTAGCGTCTGTCGCGGTGCCAAAAGTCAGAGTTGGTCGATTGGCTTGCGTGTAGTCAACATTCTCCGTCCAGCCCCCATGCGAACCCATGTCATCCGTTGGACCGTAAGTATTGCCTGCGCCGGGGCCTTCCACTAAACCAATATACCAAGTAGCCGTGTAAGTAACGCCCTTGAATACTTGTGTGTTGGAGTATTGAAGACCCTCATTTACCACAAGGTTATGGAAATCTTCGGTCCATTTCAGGTTGCCCGCAGCATCGTGGCACTCTACAGTGAACACGCCGCCAAGTTTTACGTCTTGTTGGATCATAACTGCTCCTTACATTACATGATTCGTCAAATAAGACGAATCAATGCGAAAGTGGGGTTATTGGAAGGCATTTGTAAGACAAAATTTTCATTTGTTGTGGTTTGATTTTGCCCAAAATTTAATATTGCAATAGACTTATTACTCTTGCTAGAGTTATAGATCAATGCACCAATTGTAGTGAAAGATGTTCCAGACCACGTTGGATTATCAAACCCCACATAGGCAATGCCATTTCCAGAACTTACTGTGACATTCGTCAAGACAATCCCGCCTGCGGTATAGCCCGTACCAGAAGTCTCTCCCGTTGTCGTATACACCGTAGTATTCGCACCTAATGAGGCAGAGCTTGTGTAAAGAGCCATCTTCAATACGTCCGTATCCAGATCATGCTCCCCGAGCAGGATCTGGTACTTAAAACTAGTCGTCCATGTTTGCGTGATAGCCATAATCAACTAACCGGTAATTTAATTTGGCCATCGCGATACGCATCGCCACGCTGCTTACCATCACCCAGATTCTTCAGCAATGCTAATGCTTCCTTGTACTTTGTATCGTACAGAATCATCATATCTTGCTCACCCTTCATGAAGGTATAAGCCTCCACCAAGGAGCCGTAAAGCAACGCAGAATCAAAGTTATCCCCAAGCCATGTATTGCCTGCAGTAACAATAGATTGTGGATAAAAATAGTAATGTAGCTCTACTGCGTAGTTTTGATCTGGAGTAGGCCCCATGATCAAACTTAGCTCGGGGGTGAAGGTGTCTGACACTATTGTCGGCCCAAAAATAGCATAATATTTAGGCAGACTTGTAGTGCTTTGCGAAGGGTATACCTGACGAATGTAATTTACATCTTTATTCAAAAGGTATGTGTAATTACCCGTAGCATCTATCACCGCCAAGGAATAGGCCGATAAGAAATCGGTAGGTGTCGATAAGTATTTATTGCCTGAGGTAAGTGTGCCAGTAACATTCTTCCGCAAATAAGCGAACTGAACATTATTATAGATGCGCTGTTCGGCCTGTTTGACGAACGTAGCTAACTCTGTGCTAGTGAACTCATTTTGCACATAGTCTTGTATCGCGGCAGTAAGCTCTGCATAGTTCATGTAATACTCACCGTAACCGTTCCCAATACGCCTGCTGCCGTCAGTGGACGCGCTGCAGGGGCTGGCTGCATACCTACACTAGAAAAAGTAGAGTCGCCACCGTAAATAAGCGATACCCTAACTGTCTGTATTCCATCGGGCCTAGGCTGCTGTAGTGCAATAGGCTCATTAATTGCTCGTTGCGTATTTAACTGAGGATGCTTGGGCTCATAGCATTCCTGACATACCTTAAACCCCGTCCATTCCTTTTTCAACTCGTTCAGCTTGAACTGCTGACCACACTGGTCGCATATTCCAAGCGCATATTTACCGGCTGTATAGGACATCTTACAAACTAAAATCCGGGGTTAGATACACACTAGCAATATCTCGATCTTCCTGCGCAGCGCGTATGAATTCCTCATCGTATATCTGCTTCAAGATTGCAATTCTGTCCGGGGACTTCTTCATTGCAAGATAGTACGCAAGACCGGCAACCAAACAAGGCAGGAAACGGAAGACAATGTCCGCCGTATTGGTAAATCCACCTGTATCTTCAATGCGCCTAACGCCATAGTACCGAAATATGTAGGGTTCTGAGCTATCTGGAGCAGGATAAACGAACAATTTAGGCGAGATTGTACGTTGCACGTAAAACTGGGAAGGACGCGACATCGTGTTCTTGTCCGGCAAGTGCAAGTACTCGTTCTGGCCAATTCGATCTATCGTAATGTCCTGCTGAGTCTGACCTGATCCAGTGCGAATAACCGCCGACAAGACATTTACGGTATCAGAAGGTAGCGTGTACTCCGCCTGCCCTGATACCATCGTCACGGACCGCTGTTCAATCGTCCAAAGGTTCAATCCACGGTTAGCCCACTCTGCAAACAACAGGTTCAACGACACACGCGCAGTGCGCATGTCAAAACCTTCTCTCGTCTCCAGCCCGCAACGCTCGTATGCCTCGTTGATCAGGTCATCGAACTCAAGATTAAAGGTAGCGGTACCGGAGGTAGTCATTTAGCAAATCCTTGCTTTTTGTGGGCGCGCTTTTCCTACGCCCCTTACTTGAATCTCTCCGCCTTTCATGAAACCCGGAAGATTCTTTTCTTTAACCTTTGGAACAGCTTGCGGCTGTATCATCTTGCCAATATCAGGGTCGCGGCGCTCTGGGGTAACTGCTCTACCAATACGGCTCAGTGTGCCGCCTTTAGCGAATTCTTGGCCCTTACTAGCCTTACTGAATTTCTTTGCAACAGAGACAGGAATGCCCACCTTCTTAGCAAAAGCAGGATTATGCGCTGCCGCATCCATCAACTTCTTTTGTTTGGCACTCTTAGCTGGCATGTTTGCTCTCCATTAATCGATCTATCTTTGCATCCAGCCGATCCAACCTGTCTAATACTCGCGTGATGTCAGCATGTACTTCCACCCGCGTGAGGTATTCTTTTGCTACTTCTTCCCGAGTTTTATTCAACAGTATCTGAATACGATGTAATTCCTCGGACTTTTCCCGCATTATCCAACCAATAATCGCCAGCAAAAAGGATAGCAGCGCATTCCACAATACCATTTCCATGTCAGCACTTCCATCTTTTACGGGCCTGTCGTAACCGGCTATTTGGGTCTGCTGCAGCCTTAGGGAACTTATCCATCTGGCCCTCACTACGTGCGCAATAAGACTTTCTACGCGCAGCGCGAGCATCAGAAGGCTTATCCTCTGTCACTGCAGTACTCAACTTGCTTCCCGGATTAGCTTTCCGGTAGGCCTTTACGCCTTTTTCAGTCATCCCCGCCCCTGCCTTTGTCGGGCGAAAGTTGCCCGACTTGACAGAGGTTTTGATGGGGACTTCTTTCTTGCGCGGCATGATTAGCAGATTTTGGTTTTCTGCGTACGGGCTGCGCCATAGCCGCGACCAGTGACACTGCCACCGTCCGCGTAACAAGCTACGCCGCCTTTTTTCATGCCAATGCTCTTGCCCATAGCCATTTTCTTATGCTGATTAATGGCTCCACCGTTCTTTTTCATCATAGGAACAGTGTCCATACTCAACATATCGTCGCCAGCCATACCTTTTTTGGTAGATTTGACTAGTTTCATGCCTTTATCCATCGACATGCCCGACTTTTTACGCTTTTTGTTCATCTTCATCATCATTTTTAGCTCCTTATGCCCAGAAGAATGTGGCAGAAATAACAGTAGTAAGGTCCGCGTAGGCCCCGTTTTTAAACAAAATACCGTCCTCGGGTAGTGACATGTAAATGGCACTACTTCCCAAAGGAACATCTATTCTGTAAAGAACCGTCCCGCCATTGCCGTCGGTAATGGATACCGAACCTACCCCAGCGTCAGGAGAGACATATATCGCCTTAATACGGGTGCGGCCAGTGAAAATGGCCCCATCCGTAGTGCGGTATGTACTCTGTAAATCGCTCATGTATGCCATGGCGAACTCCTAATTAGGTGGCAGAAAAGAGAATCGAAGCGGCCAAGGTACAGAAAGCATACGCAAACCAGCTTGTGCCATCACTGACCAGTTCAACGCGGTCGCCTGCAACCGAAGAGCTCGCAACAAACGTAATGGTGTCGTCAGCAGTACCCGTATCACCGGCTGCCCCTGCGGCATTGTATTGTTGACCTTTGATGATGTTTGCACCACCAGAAGTAACCACGGTGTAAGCCGTACCTACTGGAGCAGTTTTTACGATGAACGTAAAGCGCAGACCACTTACTGGAGTAGGAAGAGTCGTTGCAAACTCTGTAGCAGAGTCTAAGAAAATAGTTTTGCCGCTATCTGCAGCAGTCAAAGTGCTGGCAGCGGTAGAAGTAGAAACTGCGATTGGTCCCAGAAATCCATTGTTAGAGATTACTGGACCCGTGAAGGTAGTATTAGCCATGAAGATGTCCTCACATGCAAGTTTAGGCGTATCTGTCTGCATGTCGTCAGCCGGGGCTGTCAGATACACCGGAAAATCCCGGGATACCGCCAATATACACTATTGCCAATAAAAGAAAAGGGGGCCGAAGCCCCCTTTTTTAACGCCCCATTAAGCCGGGGTGTAACCTTCTGAACCCCAAATTGCGCGAGGATCGGACCAGCCAAAGCTATAACGCTCACGAGCCTTATAGCGGACGTTACCCGTATCAAAGTCGCCTTCAAAAGCGGTCTTGATCGCGGTACGCTGGAACATCTTCATGCCGTTAGGGGCATCAGTCATCAGGAACCATGCATCTGGGTCCGTCAGGAAGTGATTAACGAAGTAGCCTTCTGGCACCATGCCCATCGATTTGATGGCGTTGATGTCGTTGTCTGCGGATTCGGTACGCAGGGTCGATTTCATCAGGCGCTCTGCGGTAAATTGCAGTTCCTTAGGAATGATCATGCGACGGACCGACAGAGCAACCTTCAAACCACGTTCGTCGGTGAAACCGGCGACATCAATAATACCTTGCTCAAGCGAGGTTTCATTCAAGTCGGCAGCCGTCGATGGGACGTTGCTGAAGTTCGGGCCAAGAGCGGTTGGGTGGGCGCTGTTACACAGCGACACGCCGTCACCACCGTTGTAAGGGCCAGTTGTGTTGAACGCGTTGTTCAGCACAGAAGCCGCTTTAACTTGCTTGGTGTATTGCATCGAACGAGCCAATGCTTTGGTGTAGCGGCCTGAGAGACGGTCGTAGAGATTATCTTCGATTGCCTCTTCGGTCAGCGCGAACGCCAGAGCGATGGTTTCGTGGGTGTAGCGAGCAGTAAACGATTCCTGCGCGTTGTCATACGAAACGCCAGCGCCTTCATTCTTGGTCGGCGCTTCGTCAAAGCCGGTCAACATGACCTCTTCTTCAAATGCACGATCAGATTGTTCGACGGAGAAAATGGCGGTGTGCTCATTTTCATAGCGTTTGTATTCCATGCCGAACAGAGCGTTTAGGCCCGGCTCCAGCTCTTTTACGAGTTGTGAACGAGAAATAGCCATGGTTTAGCTCCTATTAGGCTGGAACTGTATTAGCAACGCCAGCGCTGCCGTACAGGTGAGCATTAATCTTCACAATGACTTGGGTGTAATTCGAACCCAAAACATTGTCCGGTTTGGTATAGAGGCCAACAAGAGTCAGAACCAGCGCGGCATCAGCCGTGATGGTCGAAGAGTCCAGCGTTGTACCAGAAACACCATTAACATTGCTGCCTGCAGCGTACAGAATGCTGGCTTGGCTACCAAAGTCAGCTTGGACTACGTCCTCGTCTGCTTGGATCAGGAACAACTGGTTCGGATCGTCAAGCACTTCAGCCGTGATCTGGCCAGTAGTGATGTTGACAGAACCGGGATAGTAGTTCGACCAAGTTGGCTTGCCCGAAGTTGGATCGACATAGTTACAGCCATTGAACACGCCAACTGCGACGGTGTGCAAAGTAGCATCAAACTTGACGACATAACCGTTCTTGATGGTGACCAAGTCACCTTGATAAATAGCGCCGGATTGATTGTCCGCGATCAGGTAGCCGTACTGCTTCTGTGCACCAGTAGCAGAAAGGTTACCCATCGGGCGCAGACCAAAAGGCTTATTTGTATTTGCCATTTGAAGCTCCTAAAAGGTTGTGAGGTCTTAACGACCTCCGAAAGTAGTGCGAGAAGAGCGTTGAGCCTTCTCAATACGCATGGTTGAATGAGCGTTTTCGCGCATCATCTCATTGTCTACTGAATGAATCTGATCCTGTGCCTTGCGGTTGTAGTGAGCATTGCGTTCGGCCAGAGTTTCATTAGGAATACGAGCAAGCAACAGACCGCCAACACCAACAACGCCAGCATGCTTACCATCTTCGATGGTAGGCAGTGTGTTGCGATATTCTTCCGGTAGTTCTTCGTCGCGAACGAGCTCATAACCCTCTCGCATCCTACCGTAGACGTGTTGTTTGTCGCTAAACCCATTGATCTCGGCACGAATCCAGCGATGCTGAAAACCTTCAGGGGCAGGGGGCGCGTCCAAACGCGAAGGAGGAGCCCAAGGCTTGCGGCGCGCTTCTTTTTCCCGAGTAGTACGGGTTGCGCGGTCGATAGTAAGTTTTTCTTGGCTCATTTGTTACTCCTTCACGTATTTGGCATATTCCTCGAGAGGAACGCCCAGTTTCTTTGCAATAGCAACCTGACTCGGCGATAGCCGGACAGAACGGCGTGCACTATTCACCCCAGAACTACGAGATGCAGGAGCAACGGCTGGCACGTTCGACCGCTGTCTCTGTGAATTTGGAGCAGGCGTAAACTTCGTTGGAAAGTCCGTTCTAAGCCTGTTATCTAATTCAGTATAGTACTCGTCAGAATTTGGGTCAATCCCTTCTTCATCAACGAGTGTCTGATGGATACCCCATGCAGCATAAGTCATGGTTCGGTCTTTGCCAAACCATGGATTCTGCTCTGCCCAATCTTCCGCCCGCGGGCTAGGAGTAGGGCGTGCTGGTTGTTGCTGTTGAGCCGCATATTGCTGCTGTTGCGCCTGATATTGCTGTTGTTGCGCCTGATATTGCTGTGCCTGAACCGTATCATGCAACTTGCGCTGTTCATACGTAAGTTCAGACAACTTTTCTTGTGCTTCTGTTTCCGTTTCGATATCGCCTTCTTCTCTAGCGCGTCGAATAATCGAGCGCAGAGTAGCTTGCTGCGTATCCATACGGGATTTTGTCTCAGACATGCGGCTTTGGTCTGTCTGCACCAATTGATGCTGAAGAACCTGTGCCTGCGACTGAACATTCTTTGCATATTCCAAGGCTGCTTGTTCACGCCGCTCCGCTTCACGCATCTTGGCAGTCAGTTTAGCAATGCGACGCTGTACGTTCTCGCTAACCTGATCTAACTCATTGCGTTGGGCCGAAACAGCAGGCTTTTCTTCTTGTGGTACTTCTGGGGCATTGTTTTCTGATGCATTTATTTCAGGGGATTCCGTAACTTCTACGTCTGTCGTTACCTCATCTTCCCCGAGGTTAAATTCAAGCTGATTATCTGACATTACGTTGGCCATATCGATCCTTACATGTGCAGAATGTCTTCTGGATTGTTGATACGAGCAAGAATCTCATCATCATTGAGAATCCTGATCTCCCCTTCGTCCAAACCAATACGCGCACCCGCATACCGGCCAAAAATTACCCAATCCCCTTGCTTGCACCACGCTCCGTCAGGGAACTTGGTGGTATCGCGGTAGGCTAGATCACCTACAGCCAATACGTAGCCACAAACTGTCGTTATTTGCTGGCGTTCACGAGTCTGGTCGGCAAGAATAATGCCGCCTTTTGTTTTTGCCGTGCCTTTGTAGGGGAGAATGACAACCCGCCAGCCGGTTGGCTTCGGGATTCGGTCCAGAACGGATTGGTCGATGTTTTCAACAGTAAGACTGCCGTCATCGGCGTAGGCATCGTCAAGTGTAGGCTCCTTTTCAGCCGCATCTTGTGCCCATTTTTCTTCGAGCGCTGTCATTGTCATAGATGGGTCCTTAATCTTCAGGGTTTTTCTTCAGAAGTTCTGCAATAGCCACTTCCACGAATTTGTAACCCTCAATACGACCCATCAAAAACCGATACTGCTCCATATCACGTATTGATCCATTGATAACGAGATCCTCGGAGTTCCTCCGAAGTTTACGTACCTCTGCCAACACGCGTTCAGTAAATCCAAGCATGGAGTTCTCCAAGAAGCAGACAGTTTTTGAGCCCTATCTGAAGGCTACGTGCATATTATGCACAAATATTTATATAAAAACACTACTTTTATACATGGTCACATGTATAAATTACTTATTTAGGTAATTTTTACCTTTTTAAACGCATCCTTCCGGTAAACGTAGGTCGGACGAGGGTCAGAAATTGTTTCACGTGGAACAGTTTTAACCTTTTTAACGATTGGTTTAGGCGATTTTTTCATCTTACTGGGTCCTTGGCGCATTTTGTCCTCCGGATTGATTCATCTTAGCCAAGGTTACGGCATTACGCTCCGTGGCGATCTGGTCTTGCTGCTGCAAACGCTGCTGATCAATCTGCATATCGTTGTTTTCACGCTGCTGATCAAAGGCCAAGCGTTGCTGCTCACCCTGCGCACGCTGCTGATCGCGTTGCGCGACCTGCGCTAACTCCTGCTTCTTCAATTCAATCAGAGGATCGGGCTGTTCCTTGCCTGCACCAGACAATTGATCCGCCATATCTTTAGCTTGCTTGTAGAATTCTGTTGCCTTTAAGGAAATCATCGCCTCGCGCTGCAGTGCAGACACCATTCCTTCAGGGTCAGTGCCGTATTGACGGAACAATTCTGCTTCTACAAACTCTTCCGCCTTCAACGTCACATGCTCGAAGATATGTTTTTGGATATTGACCACCACATTGGGCATCGTTCCCACAATAGGCGACATCGCAAACATCAAGTGCGACATAATATGCGAGTCATGCTGCTGGCCTGCATACGCTTTCAACGGTGAGCCATCCAACGCTTGGGAGTTCTCGCTCAACGGATCTTTCGGCTTGTCCACATCCTGCGAATTCAGGATAGCGTCCACGTCCCGCACACCAATAGCCTCGTACATGCGACGATAAGCTTCGTACATGTTATGCATCTGTGGCGCGCTTTGCGCTAACTGCAACTGTGTCTGCGCCAACGTAATGCGCTGGGCTACAGAGAAGATGTTTGGATCGGATACTGGCAAGACATCAATGCGGTCATCAAAGTCTTTTGCCTTGATCGAGCGGCTTTCTCCCGGCACATCGTATGGATAGTCAGGCGGCAGATACTTAGCAAAACCTTCTGCCAATAATTGAAACTCTAACTTCTGGCTGTAATGCAAGCGCTTATGGATCGCCGACATAACGCTGGAACCCTTCTCCAGCAGCGCGATTGTCGTACCCACAGCAGCGTTCTGATTGCTATCACCTACCTGCAGATCAGTGATGGACGCTAAACGCCGTCCAGCCTCTACACAGAAGCCCAGCAAGGAGAACAAGGTCTGGCTTGGCTCTTTGTATGGCAGTGGCAACAGAGACTGCGTCAAGTCCATACCGCCCGCATCCATATCTCGCCACTCACCCGGCGCAATAGGCACGTCATCATTCTCGATCCGCGCACCTTTAGCCTTAAAGCCCGCTGGCAGATTCGCCAACGTACCGGCATCGGTCAACTGACGCAACGCTGCACTAGCCGTCTTAGTCAAGCCACCAATCAAATGCAAGAAGCCAAGGCCATAGGCCCCCGGGCCTTGAACCAAGAGGTAATGTACGTAGTACTCTTTACGCTCTTTTTCTTCGCTTTTCTCTTCCCAATTGCGGCGAACACCCACAACCTTTTGGCTTGTCTCGTCAACGGTAATGACATAAGGCAGCTTGATGCCAGTAGGCTGGCCATCCTCATCCATGTCCTCGAAGCCCGGTAAGTCATAATCCACCTGAAATTCCAGCAGATAGATTTCTTCTTCCTCACCGTTGGGCGATAAACCCGTAGCCTTGTCAATCGCTTCTTCAATCTGCGTGGATGCTGCGTCAAGAGAACCTTCCGCTAAGTCTAAGTACTGACCGCGGACCACGGCTTTTTTGTAGGAGTTCATGGACATCGGAACGCGGTACGTGATCCGCTCGCACTTGCTCATGACAGATGATCCGTAATACGGAATGTATAAATTATCCGCGGGGATCATCTCGCTGACCATGCGACTCTTGTCGTGGTCGTAGTAAATCTTCTTAAATGCCGAACCGCCGTAACCAATGTAGAACAGCATCTGGTCAAAGTCCGGTGTGTACTCCGGCATCTTTGTGGTGATTTGGTAGTTCATGAATTCTTTGACGCGCTGTGCCTGCATCAAACGCTCACGCGTTTCTTTGCCCAAGACTTGTGTCTTAACAGGGCCGCCGGCTGGCATCATTTCCTTCAACGCCTGTGCTTGGAACTGAACAATAGCCTCGGTTAGCATAGGATGGTACACGCCGCTCGCTCCGCGGAACGGCTTAGTGCGCTCCTCGAATGACAAGCCAAGTAGATCCATACCTTTGCTGTACTGTTGCTCCCACTGATCGCGCGAGGCTTTATCTGCTTCAAACAGCAGCATCAAGTCGTCGGAGATCGCGGTCCGCACGTCTTCAGGAAGAACTTCGGCAAGGTTTGCGTCAAACTCTACGTCATCTTCTTCTTTGTCTAGATTGACGGTAACGCCACCTTCTTCGTCAAATTCAATCTCGATATCAGGCAAGTCTTCTTGCTCAATTTCGACATCGACGTTCAAGCCGTTAGGTAGGCTGTTTAGTTTTTCTACTGGCATGGCGTGTCCTTATTTCAAACTGGTTTCTGGCATGAAGGTAAGATTCTTCTTCTCTGTGCCGTATATTTTTTTGACGTAGTTATTCGTTCCCTCTATCACCGCTTCTGGGAAAGTCATTTTATCTAAGCGATTAAAAGGAATGGTGGACAACGATTCTATTAATACATTACGGCTAAAGAAAGGTAAACGAGAAGCGGTTGAACCATACAGATCATAAACTGGTTGACCGGCTCTTTCTCCTGCCTTAGTCAATCCGGTTAGCTGATCATAGATCGCATCAAATTTAGTCAATGCTTTCTTATCGCCCTTACGCGCAGCGTTTAATACAGTAGGATCTTTTGCATATTCCTTGATATCTTTAAGCAGATACGCAGGAAGTTTTCCATCCAAAATAGCTTGGCGGATCGGATCGTTCTTCGACCCATAAACATTGTAGAAGTAATCAGAGGCTTTCTTATCCAGCATACTCAATAGCGGTCCGCGGTTCGGGGCATATGCAGGAAGGATGTTGTCCACGCCAATCTTATAATCGTTAACCAAGCTATCTACATTCTTCAGCGTTGCGCCTGCACTTGCTTCCCTCGGTATGATATACGAAGGCTCTGCTCCCGGGGCCATTTTCATCAAGGCCTTTTCCACCTGTGGGCCAGAAGATTTTAATCCAGCCAATGCCGCTTTTGCCGCACCTTTAGCAAAAGGAAGTCCAGTAGTAGGATCAATATAAGTTCCCACTTCTTCAAAGCCTGCCGCTTCCTTAGTAGGTGTGGTCAAGCGCTTTGGCATTTCCGTCTTTAATATCTCATCCGTGGTTTTAAACTTACGCTTCTTCTCGTCACGGAAAACAGATTCCACATCCCCTGCTAGGCCGGGGAACGATGCAGCAGAACCTCTACCTAAAGACTCCGCATTAGACACACCTTCTTTGGCAATACCCTTTAACGCGCCCATCGCTTCCTTGGCACTCAAGCCTTGGGGCAGAGTCATTGCCTTGACGGTATCCGCGGTTATCGGGCCGGTGTCCATGCCCATCGGGTCTTGGTAGTACTCACCTATTTCAGGGGAACCGCCTGCACGCTTGACGGGAACAGAAAGTTGTATCGGCCTACCTTTACCCGGTGGCATGTGCCGCCCACCGTACATACGAGCGAGATCGCGCAATCCTTTTTCAGGGGACAAGGAGTGCGTTATATAGTCACCATACAAGGCAGGCGGAACATCACGCATCTTCCCCGCCACCTTTGCCTGTATAGGATTGAAATCATACTCATCAATAATTTCATACTGCTGGGTCTTGGGGTTCAAGCGGTAATTGAACTGGCCCAATGAATTAGACAAAGAAGATCTAGCCGATCCCTTACCTTTAAGGATATCCCCTTCTACTGTTCTCTTCTCTGTGTCAGGCAACGTGTTGTAATCCGCATAGGCAATAGAACCTACGCCCTTACCGTTTTTTGCTTTTTCGTTTAACGCAATAATATTCTGCAGTTCCGCTAATTCCTTTGCATTAAAGTCCTTGGCGGTAATCGGGCCGCGCTGATCTTTATTGAAAGTATCTAAGAAAATGCGATGGGAGGCAGGAAGGTTCTCGTTATCCGAAGTAGCGGAATATAACTTCATCCCGCCTTCTACAATCTTATCTGACAGCCATCCCCCTGCCCTTGTGCCAAAGGATGGTTCTCTTTCTTGTGGAATATCCGGGGCGTATTCGTTGACCGCCTCTCCACCTTTAGCGAATGGCGAAGGGATAAGACCGCTTGCCCCTCCTTGTATTGCGCCAGTAATGGGGTTCTGTCCTTGAATGATGCTCTTACCCGCACCGATCAACGCGCCTTTACCTACCTCTGCACCAATCGGCCCCCAATTTACTGCGGAAGCTATGGTAGACATATAAGGCAGTGCCCATGGGGCGGCAACAATAGCGGCGGGGGCAATATAATCCGTCCAGCTATACTTCGGCGCACGCTGCATATTAGAATACTGCAAGGTGTTTTCCATCGGCACTAACCTATCGCCCACGCGCTGATACATTACCCGCGCATGATCGCCACCAATGTCAGTGCGATTGAAAGCAGAATTGGCTGTACCGGCAGGAGGGACATAACCCTGCACCGCATAGTAATCCTTCATCTTCTCATCCAATGCTTTGTACAAAGCATTCTCATTCAACGCACTGCCCGCCGATTGGCCATACTGGCCCGCTGTTGGTTGCATGTACTGTTCAGGATCAATGCCATACTGCTTTGCCGTTCCTACTAAGTCCCCTTGAAATGCCTGCTGATCCCCACCCATTCTAAAAGGGGTGCGGTACACGCCTGCTGCTGCCGCACCACGGGACAACTCGCCTGACATAGAAGCAGGGTCCCAACCAATAGCGTTGTCAGCATTGACTAAATCGCCCGTTACCCGCTGTTCGCGGTCCATGACCCGATCTACTTCCGGCGCGTACAGCATCGGCAAGCCATTGTAAGTACCGTACTGACCACCCACACCGAAGCCCGGACGATTTTCCGCTTGCGTAATAGCAGGCATACCGCCAATGAATTGCGACCCTAGCTGTTGTGGCGTAAGCTTTTCCTGCTGTGCGCGGTTGACCCAGTAATTAAAGCCTTCGGTATCCGGCGTTTGATTTATACGCTGATACATCCGGTTGACTTCGTAGTACGGATCGTCAGCAACATCTGCTGCTGCCATGAATTCTTTCTGCAATTCTTCAGGAGACTGCTGATTACTCTGCGCACGCTCCGTCCAATACTTCAACCCACCCTCGTCAATAGACTCACCGCTGCGTTTAATCTGTGCGTATAAATCACGGGCAGTAGCTGCCGCCTTCTCGCCTTCTTCAGGAGAGCCTTCGGCTCTGCGTACAACGCCACCATCCGCGAACTGGGATTGGTAATACGCGCCTTGGTAGTCAGGAGAAAGCGTTACCCCAAAATTACCTTCTTTACCCATGCGCTGTAAATTAACAGCCTTGCCACGAGGATTGTAAGAAGCCTGATAGTTAGTATTGTTTTCGCCTTTTATGTTGGCGTAGATATCTTGCAGACCTTCTTTGGTTAAATTGATTCCTGCTTTATCCGCTACGTCCAAGTTCAACATAAACTGGCGGATGTCTTTAGGTGACATACCTTGCACCAACGTATTTATCGCCCCAATGTTTAGACCCTCTGTTGGGGTAAAGCGAAGGTTAGAAGCTAGTACCTTACCGCGTTCAGGCAAGTTCATCCCCACTATGGAACCCAACAAATCTTCCACGTCGCGGCTACGAACACTATCGCCACCTTCTGGCAGTTTTGTTTTTTCGCCCTCTTCAGGGGAGCCTTCGGCACGTTGGACAGGCTGCTGCTGTTGCTGCTGTGCTTCCTTTAACATACGCAATGCATCGCGGGCAGAGTTACCTCTTCGCGGCACGCCGCCATGCGCTAAACCTTCCGGTGCCTGTGCTATCTGCTCCTCGGGGAACGGTGACTGATACGTCAATTCCATGCCCGCGATCCGCGGCGGGGGGGCAGATGCCGCCTCTTCCGCTAACTTCTCCTGCTGTGCAGCGTACCGCTCTGCAATGGATTCCTCATCATCGTCATCTTCCCGCGTATCGCCCAACGCCATAGCAGCCAACGCCGCCTGATAGTTAGGACCCAAGTCCGCCACCATCTCCTTAGTAATAGGGGCAGGCGGTGGGGCAGAAGGTTTGGCAGAAGTTGTTTTGGCAGAAGGTTTGGCCTTGGCCGGTGGGGCAGAAGCTAACTGCGAACCCTTAGGCAGACTTGCCTGAATGGTCTTAATGTACTTTTGTGTCTCTTTGGGCAACGCATTAAAGTCGCCACCATTATCTAACCACTTATTAACCCTACCCGGCCCCCAATTATAGGCAGCCAACGCCGCGGTGGTATCGCCATACTTACTTATCATGGCCTTCAAGT